GTTAAGATGGGGGCGCTGGGGTTAGCCGGTGCTGCCGGCTACGGACTGAAACAGGTCGCTTATGGATTTCGGGAGGCATCCCGTCAGGCCTATAATCTTGATGTCTCGGCAAAAAATGCGGGAATGCGCGTTGACGATTTGACCCGACTTTCCGGGGCAATGCGTATTCTTGGGGCAGACAGCGAGAGCGCTAATGCATCAATAGAAGGTATTTTCAAAGCATTCAATGAGGCTGCCAGTGGTAAAAACGAGGGGGTTATGACAGCGATGGCGCAAATTGGTGCTCAAATCCAAAAAAACAGCGATGGTTCAGTAAATACCCTTAAAACACTGGAGTCTATCGCAAAAATTTTTCCAACCTTGCGACCTGAACAGCAGAAGTCCGCCGCTGATGCACTTGGGATGACGCCCGAATTGCTGGCGCTAATGCGTGACGGTGAGCGCATGAAAAAGCTGCTGGCGAAATCGGATGAATTTGGTCTGACTGTGGATCCGGCACTAAATCAGCAATTGAGTGAAGTGAACGGCACTATGAATGAGCTCAGCGCATCCTGGGATGGTCTGTGGCAACGTTCAAAAAACAAGGCACTTAAGACCATGCTTTCGGATGGTTCAGTCAAAGACGGCCTTGAAGGTGTTACCGATCTGTTCACTAATGGTGATTTTACTGGGCTGTCTCATGCTCTCGGTTTTATCAACAGCAATGATGCTGAGAAACTACGGCGCATTCAGAACGATAAGGAACTTTATAACAGCTTACCCCGCAGTGAACGTGGGCAGGTTGACGCGGGTTTCATGACTGATGCTGTAAGAAAGCGGTACGATGCGAATTACCGCGCGACCGATTCTGCGATTCAATTGCAGAATGACTTATCCGCTATCAGCCAGCCACAATCCAACGTTGCACGCGGCAATGTTCCTTACGGGGAAACAAGGAATAACGCAATTGGCTTCAGAAATAATAATCCCGGTAATTTGAGGGTTGCAGCAAACGCAACGGGTAAAAATGGCGGATTTTCTACCTTTGCGAATGATGCCGACGGAAGAACTGCAATGGCGAGACAGCTGATGTTGTATGGTGACAGGGGGAATAATACTCTGGATGGGATTATTCATACCTATGCTCCGCAATCAGAGAATAATACTCGTGCATATATTGACTCCGTCTCAAAAGCCACTGGATATGGAGCCAAAGAGCAAGTAAATCTGCACGATCCGGAAACATTAAAAACGATAATGGCAGCCATGATTAAACATGAAAATGGCGCACAACCTTATACGGAGGAACAACTGCTAAACGCCATCCAGACCGCCATTACTGATGATCGGTGGTCAGGGAAGAGAAATCCGGATGTGCTGGCCCAGCAGCGGTATGACATTATCTCTGGATCACGCGGCGTGGATCAAGAACCCACGATACTCAGAACACAACAAGGGAAAAGTGATGAAGTTGCCCTTAGTGAAAATCTGGCGCGGTCGTTTAAGGAGGCCATGTCCGATCAGTCTCTCAAGCTTGAAATCACGATGGTCAATGATAAGGGGGAGCGTAAAACCTATAATGCGGAAAATAATGGCAGAATAACAACGGCCATGAATTACTGATCACTGTCGTCATTTCGTTAAGGAAGAAGTTATGAATGAAAAAGTTTTTGGAGCAAAAGCCATTTAGACTCCAAAGGTTTTTGCGCTTGTTTACCTGGTAATTGGCATTTACCTCGTTTTTTCTGTTGTCTCAATGAATTTCACGGCGATTACGATATCGGTGGTAAGTGCATTGCTTTTACGTGTGCTTTATGAGTTCCTAATGAACTCATTCAAGGCGACTGAGCATCTTTACAGGATCGCCGAATCTCTTGACCGTAATGGATCCAGCGATAAATAGATAAGTCATTTCAGTGCATATGTAAACCGCCGACATGGCGGTTTTTTTATTTCCGGAGGCGTGATGCCGTCAATTATCCAGGACGCAATAACTTCTCTTTTGGGGGGAGATACCAGCGATGACTGGCAGGGGCAGTTACGGCCCAGCTCATTCAGAGGTGTGCCATTTGCAATTGTTGCTGAGGAAGGGAGCCATGGCCGACGCCAGGCGGTACATGAATATCCCTACCGTGATACAGCCTGGATAGAGGATATCGGGCGGGCAACACGGCGATTTGTTATTCGCGGTTTCTTGATCCAGAACAGCCAGGTTTACGGCGGCGGCGATGCTATCACGCAGCGCCAGTCACTGATTGAAGCCTGTGAACAAAAAGGTAGCGGTACGCTTGTCCATCCGACACTGGGCGAATTAACGGTTTCCATCCCTGAGAATGGTTTGCGTATTTCCGGTTCGATGGAGAACGGGCGAGTATTTGAATTTACCCTGATGGCAATTGAATCAGGGCTTAAAGTGTTTGCTGTCACGGGCAGTACCGTTGCAGGCGCCACGGTGAAAACCAACTATCTGAAACTGGTCAGCACTGCTGTGCTGAGCACGATTGCCAGGGTTAAGAGTGAAATCCGCGGTGTCACACAGGCTATAAACACCATCAGAGGCACGGTCACGTTCTGGACTAACATGGTTGACAGCACCATCAGTCAGGTCACGAATCTCAGCAATGTCCTGAACTCCACGTTCGGGAATACCCGGTACGGACGTTACAGTAAAGGCTCTGTGGGCGGTAGTTCCTCTGCTGTTGCTGGCAAATCGTCAGTTGCTGATGTGGATGATGAGAGAGCACTGGCTGACAAGGTAACAGCCCAGTCGGTAATGGACCGGAAAAATGTTACCGACAGGTCGAGCCAGCTTAGCAGCTCCAACACACCTGATGAGTTTGTCCAGGGCGTCGCCGACGTGGTAAACGCAATTCTTAACAGCGCCGGCAGCGTTAATGACCGAATCACAGCGCTGGAAAAACTGGCTAATTCAATCAGCACGGAGTACCAGCAGTCCGACAGCAGCAAAGCGATTTCGGCGACCATGAACACGCTGATTGTTGTGCTATGTACTGGTGCCATGACCAGTGCCGCAGCGGACTCCAGACCAGCCAGTACAGACGAGGCAGAAGAGTTAACTCAACGAGTTTCTGTGCAACTTGATACGGCGCTGGTTCTGGCTGGAGACCGCGCGGACGATGATATGTATAACGCGCTTCTCGCCGTCAGATCGGCATTCCTTTCTACGATGAGTGAGCGTGCTTCTGGTCTGAGCGAGCTTCTGCAGGTTACTACCGCTCAGCCGCTTCCGGCGCTGACGCTGGCAAACCGATTATACCAGGATGCCACCCGTGCAGATGAACTGGTACAGGAAGCGCGCGTACCGCATCCGGCGTTTATGCCGACAACCATGAAGGTACTGAGGCAATGAATGCAGACAGCGATCTGGATGTTGTTTCTTTGACGGTCGACGGCAAAATCATCGAGGGGTGGGATTCTGTCCGGGTAACGCGGGGTATTGAGCGTTTTCCCTCTGATTTCGATCTTGGGCTAATGGATTACTTCCCTGGCAACGAAGATCGTCAACTCGTTGAAGAAGGAATGTCTTGTGAAGTTCGTATCGGAGATGATCTGACACTGACGGGATATGTTGATGACTGGGAACCCGCACTATCGCGCTCCCGCCATGAGGTCCGCGCCACGGGCAGGAGCAAATGTCAGGACCTGGTGGATTGCTCAGCTGAGTGGCCTAACAACGTCATTAATGCCAGTAATGCGCTTGAAATTGCTTCTCGCCTGGCATCCTACTACGGCATCACCGTAACCACGGATGTTGATGAACTTGTGAAGGTACCCCAGTTCACTCTGAACTGGGGTGAGTCTCCGCAAGAAGTCATCGATCGGGTGGCCAGATGGTCTGCTCTGCTTTACTACGATCAGCCCGATGGAAACCTGTTACTGACCCGGGTGGGAACACGTCGTGCGGCGAGTGGGATAGCCGAAGGGGTAAATGTCGAGCAGGCATACTACCGCAAATCGATGGCTGACAGGTTTTCAGATTATGTCGGTGTATCAATGAGCGTTTCTCCAATTGCAGGGTATTCGCCTGATACGGCCTATGACGCTGTGACTCTGGCAACGGCGAGAGATCCGGAGGCCGCCCGTATGCGGTACCGAAAACATATATCGATTGTGGAAAGTACCCTGATGGCTACTCAACAGGCACAAAGTGCGATCGACTGGGAAATGAACCGGCGGTACGGACGTTCAAAACAGCTCTCGGTAACCATCGATTCCTGGCGGGATAAAGACGGGAAACTGTGGGAACCAAACACATTGATCCCCGTTGATCTTCCCACCTTACGGTTGCCGGAGACTGAATTGCTACTGGCAGAAGTCACCTATATGCGCGATGACTACGGCACCCATGCACGCATGACGCTGATGCCGCCTGAAGCATTCGCCGTTCAGCCATATGCCTTCTACCAGAACCTGGCGGGATTCAATACATGAAGCAACTATTTAAACATGCAGCGACTAGGATCGCCGGCATGCTGGGGATTGGCCGGATCACGGCTATGAAAGATGGTGGGGTGGTGCAGTCAATCCAGTACCAGACTCCGCTGGAGGTGGCCAGCGCACCGCGGATGGCTGAATTTGGTTTTTCATCCGGCCTGCCGTCAGGGACTGACGTGGTTCTGGCTTTTATTGGCGGTGATCGTTCCAGCGCGGTGGTAATTGCGTCCAACCATCAGGGGTTCCGTCATACAGGCCTGAAAGCGGGCGAAACGGTCATGTATAACCAGTGGGGTCTTAATATTCTCCTGACGGAGAAGGGGATCTTCCTGGATGCAAAGGGCCAGAATGTTGAGGTCAATAACGCCACTAACGTGACCATCAATGCCAGCCAGGGGATTCTTGCAAATACCCCGATCCTGAGGTGCACGGGTGACATTGTTGATAACTGTGAAACCAATACCCGAACACTGAAAGAGCTGCGGGATGCACATAATGACCATGATCATGTGGTTAAAAATGCCCAGAGTGGCAATGACAATATCCGCAGCCAAAAAACAGAGGATCAGGTGACATGAGTGACATCGCTTCATTCTGGAATGTGGATGAGATGTTTGCTGACTGGCAGAAAGGGCTGGGCGAACTCACCACGGGGAACGATTTACAGACTGCAATACTGGACAGCCTGTTTACTGACAGGCTGGCGCGCGCTGACGATGATTATGAGGATAGCGATCGCCGCGGCTGGTGGGGGGATTCTGGGGAGGAATCCCAACTGGGATCCCGGCTGTGGCTGCTACGGCGGAAAAAACTGACCCCGGATGTAGCAAAAAAAGCGGAGGAATACTCGAGTGAAGCGCTCAACTGGTTAAAGGTTGATGGCGTTGTCAGCGAGGTTATTCCTGTTGCCAGGATCGTCCTGCCTGACCGGCTCAATCTCATTATCCGCTATCAGGCACCGGGGAAGGACTGGCAGGAATTCAGGTTTTACTGGATATGGGAGCAACGTTAATATGCCGTTTAAACGACCGACGCTGAGCGAACTCCGCGACGGAAACCGGAAATTTATGCAGGCGGAGCTTGAGGATGTTGGTGCGCTCCTGCGCTTCGCGAACCTGAAGGTACTGGCTGACATGGATGCGGGGATGGGGCATCTGCATTACGCCTACCTTGACTATATTGCCCTGCAGACAAACCCGTTTACCTCTACCGATGAGTATCTCGCCGGGTGGATGGCCCTTAAGCAGGTATTCAGAAAACCAGCTGCAGCGGCGAAGTCGCCTGCGGTACAGGCTAGTGGCAGTGTTGACAGTATTATCCCTGTTGGCTCGATCATTAACCGCGGGGACGGATACCAGTACCGGACGGATGCAGATCTTAAAATTCAGGCAGATGGATTTGGTATCGTCGCGGTGACGGCCATCCTGCCGGATATTACCAGTGATGTAACGGGTGGAGGCGCGCGCGGTAACGCTGATGCCGGGACCATAATGACCCTGGACGCGAATATTGCTGGCGTGGATCCACAGGTAACGTTACTGTCCGCTGCGACCGGCGGAGCCGATATTGAAACGGAAGAGGACTTTCGCAGTCGTGGCTTGCTGGCATGGCAGAATCCGCCTCAGGGTGGAAGCGACGCCGATTATAAAAAATGGGCGCTTGAGGTTTCGGGCGTCACCCGCGCGTGGGTAAAGCGGCGTCTGAACGGGGCCGGGACCGTTGGCGTGTATATCATGTGTGATCGGAATGACAATGGTGGGTTTCCGGTCGGTACCGATGGAATATCCCAACTTGAGGACTGGGGGGCTGTTAAAGCCACCGGAGACCAGCTCGCTGTCGCCGACCACATCTATCCGCAGCAGACAGACACTGCCATTGTTTTCGTATGTTCCCCGATCAAGAAAGTCATCAATATTGAAATCTCTGGTATCAAAAATGCCGACAGCACCACAGTTCAGGGTATAAAAGACGCGCTGACGGCGCTGTTTTTTGATGAGGCTAACCCTGATGGTTCCGGGAAAGTTTACCTCTCTGATATTAACGGGAGTATCGGCGGTGTTAGTGGCACGACGGGCTATATCCTTAACTCTCCGATGGCTAATATCACCTTTGCTGTTGGCGAAATTCCGGTGCTTGGCGGGGTGAATTTTGTATGAGCCTCTTTTCAAAAAATGATTATGCCGGTGCGCTTGGCGCGTTGCTGCCGACGGGCAGGGCGTGGCCCAGATCGCAAAAAACGGTACAGGCTGCGGTATTACGGGCACTGGGCAGCGCGTTTCAGCGTTCTGACAACGATGCGCAAAGCCTGATTACTGGTGCTTTTCCCCCTACAGCGACGGTAATGTTGTCAGAATGGGAAAGCTCTCTGGGGTTACCAGATGATTGTGCGATTGGTGAATCCGGTGGCGTCAGCGATCGCCAGCGCGCCGTGGTGGCAAAGTTAATCAGCACCGGCGGCCTGAACCGCGATTATTACATCCGGGTGGCTGCAGCTCTTGGTTATACCATCACTATCACACAGTTCCGGCCCGCTATGAGTGGCATGTCAGTATGCGGTGATGCGCTTAACGGTGACGAGTGGCCATTTACCTGGCGGATAAATGCGCCACAAACAACGATCAAGTATTCGCTTGCTGGCGCGTCCTACTGCGGAGATCCGCTCGCATCGTGGGGCAATAAACAACTGGAGTGTTCAATCAACAAAATTGCCCCATCCCATCTGAACATCATTTTCAATTATTCATAACTGATATTTCCCCCTCTGATTTTATCGCTTAACACTAAGTGAGGATTAACTATGCTCCGAATCGGGCAAGTCGAAGCCACTGCAACGCAGGATGGCAAATATACTGATGGAAGTGTTGCTGGTGGTATTGCCGCAACGAGGCTGCGGGCAGCAGCGTTTAACGCCATGCAGGAAGAGTTAGCGCATATCGTAGAGTCAGCAGGATTGGCGCTCGACATTAACGATATGACTCAGGTTTTAAAAGCCATTCAAAAACTCACACTGAGCCGTGCAAACCCATTTGCCGATATCAAATCAGATGGTGCAGCGGCGATTTCTACGGCTCTCACAAACCTTGGTTTTTCAGAATATATAAAAGGCTTGATTGGTCAGGGTGACCAGTGGGATGCCTGGAAATACCTCGGCTTAGTCGATGCGCTTAATGGTAAACAACAGGCGGATGCCACATTGACGGCACTTGCCGGGTTAGTTAATGGCGCAGATAAGCTCCCGTATTTTTCGGGAGTTGACCAGATGGCGTCTACTGACCTGACAGCTTTCATGCGGGGGCTTTTGGGAAAAGCAGATGCAGCTACAGCTAAAGCGCATCTGGGCGTGGGGAGTGCTGGCGGTAGAAATATCGGGAATGGATTTAGTGCCGGTGGCAGTGAAGTACCGGACATGACGTTTTTTGCGGGGTTGAAAGGCGATGCGGGATATCAGTATTTTCCGAATGGAATGTTGTTGCAGTGGGGAACCGTCACCCTGAAGGCTGCTCCGTCTGGAACCTCGATCGGGACATTTCCTGTCGCATTTCCTGCGGCCGGGCAGCAGATATTTGTTACCCATGATAATCCTCTAGCCAACGTGATGGCATTTGGCGCAGCCCAAATTATCAACACCACACAGTTCAGGGTTAACGCAGTGGCCATTAACACAGACACATTCACTATGTCACCAGGTTTTGACCTAACCTTGCGCTGGTTCGCTATCGGGAGTTAACAATGGAACGTATTTTATTTAGTGTTGCCAATCAGGCGTTTTATGGTGAGGACTATCCGTCGCTACCAGTCGATGTTATTGAAGTAAGTGATGCGGAGCATATGCGCCTCATTACTGGCATGAATGACCATGAGCGGCGGGTTTATTTAGAAAATGGTGAATTTACACTATCCGACCGCAAGCCATCACAGTGGCATACGTGGGATGCTGTTGCCCATGAATGGTACCTCTCGCCTGAAGACGCTGCCCGTATCCAAACAGAAGATGCTGAACGTCAGAAGTCGGTACTACGTGTTAAGGCTGATACTGAGATTGGCTGGCGTCAGGATGCGGTTGATGCTGATATCGCAACGGACGAAGAGAAAGTGGCGCTCGCAGCCTGGAAGAAGTACCGCGTCCTGGTTATGCGCGTGAATACCTCTGCAGCAGAAATTCAGTGGCCTGACCTTCCTGAAGTGTAAACCGTCTTGATCTGTGGCCGCATCAAAACAACTGTATACATAACCAGTATTAATGTAGTGCAGATCATGGGATTCCCATCACCGGCGGCAGACTTTGCCGAATCGCGAATATCGCTAGATGCGAAGTTCATCTCTCATCCTGCGGCTACGTACTGTATACGTTCCACAGACACTCATTACCGCGAGGGCATCGTTAAGGGTGCGCTTCTGGTAGTCGACTCATCTCTGTCGCCTTGCGACGGCTCTTTGATTATTGTGATATTGGCGGGGAGTTCATGGTGAAGCGCTACCGGACGCATCCGAAACCGCACCTGGAAAACCTGGCGAACGGTCGGAAGGAGTCTATACCGGAAGATAATTACGGAGAGGCTTCAGCTTTGTTTGGGGTGATCACGTACATTATCAATGATGCGAGGTCGGGGGAGTTCGACGACTGTCCGGTGATGTTGTAAATAGACCCGTTTTAGTTCCAGGCATTTTTTGAGATCCCGGCCAAATGATTGTGTTGCCGATATTCCTCCGGCGTCATATTGTTCAGTGATTCATGCGGGCGTTCACAGTTATATTCTGACACCCATCTTTCCGTGATTTCCCGCACTTCATTCAGCGTTCTGAACAGATAAAAATCGAGTATTTCTGTACGGTATGTTCGGTTAAAGCGCTCAATAAAAGCGTTCTGCGTCGGCTTACCCGGCTGAATAAATTCCAGTTTTACTGCATGTTGCTCTGCCCATTCAGCCAGTGCAAGTGAGATAAATTCCGGACCATTATCCATGCGTAGCATGACCGGATAGCCGCGATTTGCCGCGATCCTGTCGAGTACACGGACCACGCGCAAAGCTGGCAGATTCAGATCGATTTCAATCGACAATGCCTCACGGTTAAAGTCATCAACGACATTGAACGTGCGAAAACGACGGCCACAGACCAGAGCATCATGCATAAAATCGACAGACCAGCTCTGGTTCAGCGCTTCCGGTGTGGCCAGTGGCGAGGGATTACGCACCGGCAACCGTTATTTGCCTTTACGGCGAAAATTCAGCTTCAGCAGACAATAAATACGATGGATCCTTTTGTGATTCCACGGGTATCCCTGCCGCCGCAGAACCTGGAAAAGTTTTGGAAAACCGTACCGTGGGTATCGCTCTGTCACTGCCTGTAACGCGACAATAACGGGTTCGTCACGCGTGGTATCCGGACGGTAATGGTAAACCGTTCTGCTCAGGTTCAGACTCCGGCAGGCCTGACGGATACTGAGTCCAAATGTCGTTATCAGATGAGTGACCAGCTCACGCTTAAAGGCTGGTTTTAAAGCTTTTTTTCGATAACGTCTTTCAGCGCCCGGTTCTCAAGGCTCAGGTCGGCAAACATCTGTTTGAGACGTCGATTCTCGTCCTCAAGATCCTTGATCTTTTTAATATCAGAAGCCTCCATGCCGCCGTATCTGGACTTCCAGTTGTAGTAGGTGGCTTCAGAGATACCGGCCTCCCGGCAGACATCTTTAACGGTTCGTCCGGCTTCAACCGATTTAATTACAGCAATGATCTGATGCTCAGTAAAACGGGCTTTACGCATAGCGATCTCCTTTGTTGGCAGAGTGATTATGCCGGAGGGTCTCTAAATGTGAATGGCACGATTATGCGGGATACTTACAATGTGAATAGCTGAAATTTTACAGCAAAGCCGATGCTCTGTGTAGGGTGGTTCGTATTATTCTCCTTCAGAAAACACTCATAAAAAAACAGGTGTAATGTGCTGATTCTTAGATGGTTTTTGGAACGGAGTGAGAGGGTTTGAACCTCCGAAATCCTACACCTCATGACGGCGGCTTAATATATCCTTAAGCCGCGCCAGTTCTGGTTTATTTATTTATTTATTTGCATAAAGTGTCAAATGAAATAATCATATTTTCACCGCTAACGTGAAGTGTATAGTCAGGAGTTGTAGAGATAGCTTTCTGTTTGCATATTTCACTAATTTCTTCCGAAGAGAAATTTTTTCTAGAAACATTTACACCATAATAATTTAGCATATATGCACTCCAGTCAGTACCTAAATAAGATTTTGTAAGATCCTTTAAGATTGGAAATCTCAGCAATGATAGCGCCTTTTGAGAGGCAGGACTTACCACTCCACTGAAATTAACGTATTTTACTTGCGGTGAAAGGTGAGAAATATCATAGTATATAGAGTTAATGATACGGAAGTCTTTTTTATTCTGAGCTAATGAAGCGTTAACATAACTTGTCATCAAAACATAGCTAAACATAAAAAATGGAAAAAGCGTGAATAATTTAAGTTTCTGGTTTTTTATTGCGATGAGAAAATAAAAAGACAAGCCTATTAAAGTTGCACTAAACGATACCATTACGCGCGAAGTTACTGATGCGTTTTCTAAAAAAAGGAAAGTTGCATATGAAAAGAAATAAAAAAGGAAAGGTAATACAATTAGAGTGATTGTATTAATAATGCTTTTAGATGATCGCCATGATTTTTTTGCAACTATATAAACAGCTACCACTAGCAATAACATATAAAAGTAAAGTATCGCAACAGGGATTGAATCGATATAACTCCCAATGAAACCGTTAAATCTATGAAAGTTTTCTACAAGGATTTTAAAACCATCAGAATTTATAGCAATGGTTTTAGAAAATTTAGTAGAATAATCACCAGCAATAAATATGTTCGCAATAATCAACTTGTATAATACGTAGGCTATAAAGAGTTGCAACACTCTTGTTGCAGTTTCAATAAACCTAGATTTATGAGTTCCTGTATTATTTAAAGTTGACCCTGCTAACTCGATAATAGAAAATATCACAAACATTCCTAGCGTGGCTTGATATAATCCAAGTGAAATAAATACTAAAAACACTGGCAGTGTAAGATTTATGAAACGATTTTTTGTATGACAAAATGCCAATGAGATTGATAATACACTCAAAGACATCGGGAATATGTCGTATTTAAAAGATAAGTTTTCAATAAAGAAAGGGTTGACTACAAGTAATAGTGCAACCAAGGACCTTACGATAGGTCTTTCATTTTTGAAGAATCTATCTGCAATAATGACCCCGGAAACTGCCATTACAAAAATTGAAGCTATTAATGACAAAGGGGTTAGGTCTAATAATGGAAACCCCATATTTATAATTGTTAAAGCTAAGTCAGCAATAGGGCGCCCATTGGCTGATAAACCTGAGTATCCTAATAAATATCTGCCATAATCATCTAAATAATTGATGTCAGATATAATTAGTCCGATACAGTAAAGTAAAGAAAACATTACCGTTAGAAAAATTTGGTTTTTCTCTCTAATAATAATCATTTTGTCTTCTTATCCTTAAGTAAATACCGTGGTCTTTTCTTAACTTCCATATATATCCTTCCTATATATTCACCAAGAATTCCAATGCCCATAAGCTGGATACCTCCCAAGAAAAGCATAGAAATAAGTAAAGAGGGATAGCCTCTCACTGGATTACCAAATGCTAACGTGTCCCAAATCATCCATGTGCCATACAGGAATGCGGCGCCGGCAACGAAAAGACCGATGTAAGTCCACATGCGGAGCGGGAATGTAGAAAAGCTGGTAATGCCCTCCAAAGCAAGATTCCAGAGCTTCCATCCGTTGAACTTTGTGTTTCCAGCAATGCGTTCTGCGCGAGCATATTCGACGACATTAGTGTGGCCACCGACCCAGCTCAAAATACCTTTCATGAACAGGTTGCGCTCTGGTAATAACTTGATGTTTTCCACTACAGCACGAGACATCAGGCGAAAATCACCAACGTTTTCTTCAATTTTTGGATTGCTGATTTTGTTATGCAGCTTATAAAACCACTCAGCAGACTTTCTTTTCAGCCTGCCGTCATTGGAACGGTCAGAGCGCTTAGCGAGGACCACGTCAGCGCCGGCCTGCCACTTCTCTATTAGGAGAGGAATTACTTCAATCGGGTCCTGTAGATCAACATCTATCGGGATGACTACATCACCTGATGTGTGCTCAAGACCAGCAAACAAGGCCGGCTCTTTACCGAAATTTCGGGTAAATGACAGCGGAACTACAAGCGGATCGGCGATTGCAAGCGCGTTGATGATGGATTCTGTTGCGTCTTTGCTGCCGTCGTTAATGAAGACTATTTCGACTTCATGCTGCTGAAGCCCCTCAAACTCCCGAACAGTTTTATAGAAGATTGGAATTGTATCTTCTTCATTAAAGACTGGAACAACCAAAGAGATTTTCATTTCGCTTCCCTAAAGACAATGAATTTTGAATAAATAAAACCGCACACAAGACTGATGGCGGAGAACAATATTAACGTTATGATAGGAGCCATGCCTGATATATCAGCACACCAGCCAACAACTCCACTAAGCGAGCCCATGAAGCCCACATAAAGCAAGTAGCGCATTGTGGTGATTGAAGATTTAAATGTGAACTTGGCGTTAGCGAAGAAACTGAATGACGCAGAAACAACAAACCCTGAAAAGTTGCCAAGTGCCTGTCCTGTATGGAACGTATATATGCAAACAGCAAACACAACCCAGTGGATGAGTGTATTTATAACACCAATTGATGTATATTTTGCGAAGAGTTTTAACATTAAATTAATATATTATTTAATCAGTTTGGAAAACTCTGAAGTCTAGCACGTGTCATTGACTTGATCGACCCTCACATTTGAAGCCGCGGTGACCTGTGTCTGACCTGCCCCCCAGGATTAGATACAACCTTCAGATAGTAATGTCGGATGGTGTATTTACATCTACTTGTTCATTTCCTCATATACCCATTTGTTATGGTTAACCCTGATTTTAGTCAGGTGCGTATCAATTGGACTTCCGTTTTTATAACAGAAATAACTATTCAACGAGTTTGGTGGTATAACAAAAATTGTATCTCCAACGTTTGATGCAGCATCTTTCCCATAAATTGATACACGATAAGTTTCTGGGACACCATAAGTTAGTATCATTGATGCATCTTCATGATAACGCCCTTCATTTTCTGCCCTTATATCCTTAGCAGATGTGGCCTCTAAGTCCGTTAAGGTTTTGCCTTTGATAGTGAATGAAAGTCACCATTTACCATGTCTACATCAAGAATGGCTTTCCACGATGGAGCAATGTCTAAGTTTAGTATTGCGACTTCATAATTGTACTGAGTTGGTTCAGCATGTGCAAAACTAGCCAGAAAAAGAGGGAGTGCAACCAACATGTATTTCATAGAAATTTCACATACACAAATATGGTGAATTTTAATCTAGATATTTTAAACTACATTTGAGCACGGTCAACATCACTAAGTTTAGTGGTCAACAAAACTGGCCACATCATAAGATGTGTGTCAAGAAATGCTGCATCCCTCGGTTGAACTCACAGCACAAAGCGGCCTCCAGTGGCCGCATTACCTTTGTCCATCTTTACAGGTTTAATCCGAAGCCAACCACATATCGACTTCTTCAAACATCTCTTCCAGCATGCGATTAAGTTTTTCCCGATCACTTTTGCTGGCATCGCTATTCAAGCCGTTCGCCTGCATCGGCTTAACCTTCACCTCTGCGTCAGGAAAGATCCATTGTACTCGCTTTGTAAGCTCATTCAGAATTATTTCTCTGGCATCCGTTAATCCTTCTACATTCCGTTTGTCGTAAACCAACTCAACGAACAT